CCAACTATGCCAACAAGACTCCAGTTAGTCAACGCCGTGCTGAGAAGATTACGTGAACCTGAAGTAGATTCAGTTAACGAAAACTCTTACAGTAAACTTATAGGCGATATAGTTAACGATGCCAAAAAATTAGTAGAAGCAGCTTGGGATTGGTCTGCATTAAGAACAACCCTAACAATCACTACTTCGGAAGGTGTTTTTAGCTATATTCTTTCTGGTAGTCAGAACAACATTAAAGAACTTAACGTAATTAATGACACAAGTAACCATGTAATGACTTATCAAACTCAGAAATGGTTTGACGAAAAGTACTTAATTGACGATGTTGTGTCGGGGTCTCCTCGTTATTTTACATATAACGGTATTCAAACAGGGACTGGAGATACTCGTATTGATGTATATCCAAAACCTGATGGAGTTTACACACTTAGGTTTAACTGCGTTTTACGTAACGACGATTTAGCCGCTGACTATTCTTATTTATATATACCTGCTGATCCTGTGTTACACCTTGCTGTAGCTTTAGCTGCACGAGAGCGTGGAGAGACTGGAGGTACTTCTGCTTCTGAGTACTTCACTATAGCTAACCAGTATTTATCTGATGCTATTGCTATCGATGCCGCAAAACACCCAGAAGAAGTAATATTCTATACACCTTGAGGTACGTATGGCTCAACAACTAAAAAGCATAAATCTTGTAGCTCCGGGGTTTAAAGGAATCAACACAGAAGATTCTCCGCTGGCGCAAGATCCGTCGTTTGCTGAAATAGCTGACAATGCAGTTATTGACAAGCGTGGTCGAGTTGCAGCACGTAAAGGTTTATCTGTAACTACTACTAATAAGACAGTATTAGGAACAGCAAGCATACAAGCTATAAAAGAATTTAAAGACGATGCTGGTAACACGGTTATTTTTTCTGTTGGTAACAACAAAATTATGACTGGTACTACTACTCTCGTTGACGCTACGCCCGGAAGTTACACGATTACTGCTGACAACTGGAAGATAGTTAACTTTAACGACCATGTGTACTTTTTCCAACGTGGTTACGAGCCTTTAGTTTACGATAATACTTCTGGTGCAGTACAAGCTATGAGCAACCACACTCACGCCACTGGTGTATCTAGTACTATGTATGGTAATGAGGTACTAGCGGCTTACGGTAGGTTATGGACGGCTGACTTTACTACAGACAAATCTACTATTTATTGGTCTGACACACTTATAGGGCATGCATGGTCTGGAGGCTCGTCAGGAGCTATTGATATTACTACTGTATGGCCTGATGGTCGTGATGAGATTGTAGCATTAGCGGCTCACAACGATGCTCTTATTATATTTGGTAAGCATAGTATTGTTGTGTACTCAGGCGCTACTGATCCATCCTCTATGGCGTTAAAAGACACTGTGTCAGGCGTAGGATGTGTTGACAGAGACACGGTACAGTACACTGGTACAGACGTGTTGTTCTTGTCTTACACCGGCTTGCGCAGCTTTGGCAGGACAATACAAGAAAAGTCTATGCCTTTAAGCAACCTATCGGCAACAATAACAAAAGACATAATATCTTTACTATCTTCTTCTAACGAAACTTTTACATCGGTGTACCACCCAGAAGAAAGCTTTTATTTATTAACGTTTAGAAATCAAGATATCACACTTTGCTTTGATGTTAGAGGTACGGTAGAGAACGGAGCATACAGAGTAACTCGATGGCCCGGCACTGGTTTCACTGGTTACGAAAGAAAAGACGACGGTACTCTACTTATTGGTAGTAGTCATGGCATAGGTACTTACTCCGGTAATCAAGACAACGGTACTTCCTATCGCTTTAGATACTTTAGCCCAGAACTTACATTCGGTGATCCCGCCAAGCTTAAGTTTCTTAAAAAGCTTAGACCTACTGTTATAGGTGGTAGTGGTGCTAGTCTTTTTATTAAGTGGGGCTATGACTTTAATACTGCATACAATAGTTCTTTTATCTCCTTAACAACTCAAGGCTTGGCTGAGTATAACGTAGCAGAGTTTAATGTTGGTGAGTTCGCTGACGGAGAAAAAGTAGCAAGAGATTCTATCAATGCTAACGGCAGTGGTGGAACTTTGACGATTGGGCTTGAATCTGACATTGACGGGTTCAAATTATCTTTACAAGAAATAAATGTACTAGCACTAGTAGGTAAAACAATATGAGTAATTATACTAAGACTACTGACTTTGCTGCTAAAGATAGTCTACCTTCTGGTGACGCAGGCAAAGTTATTAAAGGAACAGAGTTTGAGACAGAGTTTGATGATATTGCTACAGCAATCGCAACAAAAGCTGATCTTGCTTCACCCACCTTTACAGGGACAGTAACAATTCCTGCATTGACCTTTAACGGAACTCTGTCAACAGGAACAATAGATGGAGGTACATACTAATGCCAGCTTGGTTAGATACACTACTTGGGAGTGCAGCGGATAACGCAGGTGCCTTGACTTTAGGCGCTGCAGGCCTTGCTCTAGCTGAAAAAGGCTACAGCGATCTTGGTGACATAGGAGAAAGAGCGTTTACTGAGCTTTCTGGTCCCGGCGGACTAGCAGACAGACTATCAGGGATGATGGAGTTCCAGCCTTATACTGTTACTACTGCAACAGGTGGACAGTTTGGTATGACTCAAGACCCTGTTACTGGTCAAATGTCGTATGGCATACAAATGTCTCCAGAAGAGCAAGCGTTTCAGCAACAGCTATTCCAGAGCGCAGGTGATTTGTTTGGTCAAGCGGCTATGTCTCCACAAGAAAGAGAGCAGCAAGTCTTTGACCGAATGATGACGGCTATGTCTCCTCAGCAGGAGCGAGAGCGTCTAGCGTTAGAGAACAGACTAGCGGCACAAGGTCGTTTGGGTGTACGTACAGATATGTTTGGTGGTACTCCTGAAGGACTGGCTCTAGCTAAAGCACAAGAAGAAGCTCGTAACACTGCCATCTTGAACGCTATGAACTTTGCAGGACAAGAACGAATGCAAACGGCACAGTTAGGACAGGGTATGTTGGCTGGTAGCTACCTACCTCAGGCTCAACTGTTGAATGCTCTACAGCCCGGTATGACAGCGGCAGAGCAACGTCGTCAAGCCATTGCACAACAAGCAGGAATGTACGGACAAACGTACGCTACAGGTCTTCAGGGTCTTCTGGCAGCGGCTACAGGACAGGCAAACATTGCTGGTGGTGTAGGCGGTAGCATGCTGAGTGGCGCTATGGGCGGCTTATTTCCTAAAAGTACTTAAGTGAGGAAAGAATAATGGTTAACTTTGCACAGAGTTTTTTACAGAACTTAGCAAACCCCGCTATGTCTAAAAGCTTGTTTGGGGCAGGTGCTGCTATAGGAAGCATACCCGGTCAGTTAAAACAACAAAAAGCTTTAGAAGACTATCGTAAAATGGACCCTTTACAACGTCTTGAGTATGACATAGCTAATGCTAAAACAAGAGAAGGTGTTCAAAAAGCGACTGCTGCTAAAGATGCTTTTATGAAACAAGAAGCGTTAAAAGCAATAAACAAGCTAGAGGCCGCTAGAGCTAGTACAGATGATCCAGATCTTCAACGTAAGTATGAGCAGTCTATGGCGGGTATTGCTGCCCAAGTAGGATTAGACGCTAAAGGATACATTGGACGTACAGAAACAGAAGAAGTTCGTGATCTACAGAGAAAGTCTTTGGAGGATGCTGCACGTGAAAGGACTAGGAAAGAACAAGATAGAGGTGTATCACAGGCTTTAAAGTCTCTCTACGCTCGTGATGCAGACAAAGCCACAATAGAACAAGCTAAAAAGACATGGTCAGATGCTGGTTTTACTGGGGTAATTGAAGCAGTAGAGCAGCAAGCTATAGAATCTGCTAATAGGCAGTTAAGGCATACGCAACTGACTGAGGCGGCGGCTGATAGAGCCACTTACTTATCTACTACGTCTCCTGTTGACGAGTTAGAAGCAAATATTAATAGTAATACACTACTTCCAAAAGAAGTTAAAGATGTATTGCAAGAAAGAATAAAGCGTTTAAAAGATGATTATCCTGATTTTAAAAATAACGGTACATGGACTGAAGCAGGCCGCAGACAACATGACGCTGCCTATAAAGCAATAGACACTGCTTACTATAATGCAGTAACAGATGCCGTTACTGCTCGAGGTAGGGCAAAAGACAGGATGGATAGTCTTAGGAAAAATTTAATTAAGATTGCTGCTAAACAACCTGCTGCAAATATATGGAAGAACTACACTAAAATAGCGGAAAAGGAACTTAGGAAAGAAAAAGATACAATATTGCCTCCCATGATCGATGGTATTGGTGAGCAGGAAATAAATCGTAGGGCTGTCGAGTTAGCTAAAAGAGCTGCACAAGAAGAGACTGTAGCTGCACACAACGCTGTTTTAACCGCTCAAGGATTACCTCCCGTTACTTTAGAAGAAGTTCTAGGC